GACAAGGTGGTGGAGAGAATATAATGGCATCATATGAACCATCAAATTGGAGAGCAGATAAAAATATGAGAATTAATAAGTTGATGAATAGGTAAACATCATGTCTGATAATGTATATCTTGGTAATCCTAATTTAAAAAAAGCAAATACACCGATAGAATTCACTGAAGAGAATGTCATTGAATTTGTAAAGTGTAAGAATGATCCTGTTTATTTTGCAAAGAAATATATTAAGATTGTTTCTCTTGATGAAGGACTAACTCAATTTCATCCATATGATTTCCAAGAAACTTTAATTAAAAGATTTCATGAAAACCGTTTCAACATATGTAAGATGCCTCGGCAGACGGGTAAATCTACTACATCTGTATCATATCTTTTACATTATGCTGTTTTCAATGATAGTACAAACATAGGTATCCTTGCAAACAAAGCAGCAACTGCCCGTGATTTATTAGGTAGACTGCAACTTGCATATGAGAATTTACCAAGATGGATGCAACAAGGTATTATATCTTGGAACAAAGGTTCTTTAGAAATAGAAAACGGTTCAAAAATATCTGCTAACTCTACATCTTCATCCGCAGTTCGAGGTGGATCATATAACGTAATATTCCTTGATGAGTTTGCGTTTATTCCAAATCACATCGCAGATGATTTCTTTGCATCTGTATATCCAACAATAACTTCAGGTCAGAAAACAAAAGTTATAATTGTATCTACACCACGAGGTATGAATCATTTTTACCGAATGTGGCATGAAGCAGAGAGAGGTAAGAATGAATATATTACAACTGAAGTTCATTGGTCAGAAGTTCCTGGTCGTGATGAAGCATGGAAAGAATCTACAATTGCTAACACTTCTGAACAGCAATTTAAAGTTGAGTTTGAGTGTGAGTTTCTTGGATCTGTTAACACACTAATAAATCCATCTAAACTAAAAAATCTTGTATACGAGAATCCGATTCAAAAAAATGCAGGATTGGATGTATATGAAGTACCTCTAAAAGATCACAATTATTTGATTACTGTTGACGTAGCTCGTGGGTTGGGTAATGATTACTCAGCATTTATAGTTTTTGATATTACAAATTTCCCTTATAAGGCAGTTGCAAAGTATCGAAATAATGAAATAAAACCAATGTTATTTCCAAGTATTATTGACGATGTGGCAAAAGCGTACAATAAAGCATTTATATTATGTGAGGTAAATGATATAGGAGATCAAGTTGCATCTATACTTAACTATGATTTAGAATATGATAATTTACTAATGTGCTCACAGAGAGGGCGGGCAGGTCAAGTTGTTGGTGCTGGATTTAGTGGTAAACGTTCACAATTAGGTGTAAGAACTACTGCTGCTGTAAAGAAATTAGGATGTTCCAATCTAAAAACTTTGCTAGAAGACGATAAAATATTAATAATAGACTACGATATAATATCTGAACTAACTACATTTTCTCAAAAACATAACTCATTTGAAGCAGAGGAGGGTTGTAATGATGACTTAGCAATGTGTTTAGTCATATTTGCTTGGTTAGTTGCACAAGACTATTTCAAAGAGATGACTGATAATGATGTAAGAAAGAGAATATATGAAGAACAAAAGAATCAGATAGAACAGGACATGGCTCCTTTTGGGTTTATGTCTGATGGAATGGACGATAATTCTTTTGTTGACAAGGACGGAGATGTATGGCACACTGATGAATATGGTGACAGATCTTATATGTGGGATTATATGTAATGGAATTAACTGCTAGAAATGTAATTGAATCTTTATCTGAAATCGCTCCTTATATTGAGGCAGATGGAGGATTTGTTGAATTTGTAGAGATAGAAGAGGGGACAAATTATGTTAAAGTTAGATTAGGTGGTGCTTGTACAAGTTGTGCAATGAGTGCAATGACTCTTAAACAAGGTATTGAAAATAAAATAATGCAAGATATTCCAGATTGTAATGGTGTAATTCAAGTTCTGTAATGGATTTTGATGAACAAATGGAGGTTAGTCATTTCGTTCTAACAGAGCGTAAATGTCGAGTATGTGGTAAAGTTAAAGATTTAATAGATGGTTTTTACTTAATAAGAAAGAATAAAAGTATTCAATCTTCATATTCTTATGAATGTAAAACTTGTACTATTCAAAGAGTAAAAAGCAAGAAAAAAGTTGATATAAAGAGATGGGAATATCCAGATTGGTAGTTCATGCACCGTTTCCCCGCTGAAAAAGGGTATTTTAATAAATAATTTCAGAAAAATATTCCTGAGATCGGAGAATACAAGATGGCGGTAAATTTAGCCTCTCCTGGTATCCTAGTTAGAGAAGTAGACCTTACCATCGGTAGAGTAGACGCTGTAAGCGGTTCTATTGGTGCATTAGTCGCTCCATTTACGAAAGGTCCTGTGGAGGAACCACAACTGATTGAAAGTGAAGAAGACTTGTTACAAACATTTGGACAACCTTATTCAATAGATAAACATTATGAATATTGGATGGTTGCATCATCATACTTAGCATATGGTGGTACAATGCAGGTTATCCGTGCTAATGATACTGGATTAAAGAATTCCTTTGTTGGAATACTTACAGCTGGTGATGCACCTTTAATTAAGAGTGGTACTCATTATAATCAATTAGGTTATGATGATAACGTTATAACTGGTATAACTTTTGCTGCAAAAACACCTGGTAGTTACGCAAACGGTATTAGAGTTTCTATAATAGACTCAAAAGCAGACCAGATTTTAACAGGTACGCACACAATATCAGGTTCAGTAGTAGGGTTAGCAGTTACACAAACTGCTTATGGAAGAGTAAAAGCTGGTGCTGGTGGAACAGAAACTCTTGATGGTTATATTAAGGGTATAATTACTGAACAGACTGGCAACTTATACAGTGTAAAGGTACTACAACACGTTTCAGCAGCAGGTACTGTAACAAACGTAGATTATGCACAAGGTGGAATTTACAATTTCCAAAGTGGTGGTATAATTGGAATAAACACAGTCGGAACTTCAAGTACTGTTAGTGCTGCTTCTACTATCGGAGTTACAAATACTAAAGATTGGTTTGAAAATCAAAACGTTGAGTTAACAACTAAAGACTTAAATGGTAATAACATTAAATTAGAATGGGATTCTTTAGCAGATGCTCCTGGTACATCATCTTACGCTGCTTCTAGAGGTGGACGTTTTGATGAGGTTCACGTTGTTGTCATAGATGACAAAGGAACGATTACTGGAAATGCTGGTACAATCCTTGAAAAGCATTTAAATCTGTCAAAAGCAAAAGATGCTGAATATTCAGTAGGTTCAACAGCATACTGGAGAAAGTATCTTGCAACTAACTCTAAGTATATTTACGGTGGTAGTGCTCCTGCTGGAATCGTAACAAGTGGATATGTTGGTGGAACTGCAACTGTAGTCGGTACTTTAGATGAAGATAGTGGTTGGGATCAAGACTCAGATGGAGTAAACTTTGGTCTTTCTGGAGTATTCACTGGTTCACTTGCAAGTGGAACAAACTACGGTGGAAAAACAGATTATACAACTACAGGTGCATTAGATTCAGGTATTGATGATTTAATCAGTGGGTATGAATTATTTACAAACACTGAAGAAGTCGAGGTAGATTTCATTCTAATGGGTGCTGCTTATCACACTAAGGAAAACTCACAAGCAATTGCTGAGAAAGTAATTCAAGTTGCTGAAGCGAGAAAAGATGCAGTTGCATTTGTATCACCATATCGTCAAGCATTCTTGAATGACAGTGTTTCAGGTACTGTAAGTGTTAGTGACATAGACACAATGACAAATAATGTTGTTGAATTCTATGGTCCTATCACATCAACAACATTCGGTGTATTTGATAGCGGATACAAATACATGTTTGATAGATTTAACAACACATTCCGCTACGTTCCATTAAATGGAGACATTGCTGGAACTTGTGCAAGAACTGACATTGAGCAGTTCCCTTGGTTCTCTCCTGCAGGAACTGCAAGAGGTGCTATACTAAATGCAGTGAAACTTATCTATAATCCAGGTAAGAAACAGAGAGACATTCTATATTCAAATAGAGTTAATCCTGTCATACTATCTCCTGGTGCTGGAATTGTTCTTTTCGGAGACAAAACAGCATTCGGTAAGTCTTCGGCGTTTGATCGTATCAACGTTCGTAGATTGTTTATTTTCCTTGAAGATGCAATCTCCGCTGCTGCGAAAGATCAACTCTTTGAGTTTAATGACGAACTTACAAGAACAAACTTTGTAAATATCGTCGAACCATTCCTTAGAGATGTTCAAGCAAATCGAGGAATATTTGATTTTGTTGTTATCTGTGATGAAACTAACAACACTGCAGCAGTCATTGACAACAATGAATTCATTGCTGACATCTTCATCAAACCAGCGAGATCAATTAACTTCATTGGTCTAACCTTCGTTGCCACCAGAACTGGTGTTGCATTTGAAGAAGTAATTGGTTCCGTTTAATTAACAGAGGTTTAACCAACTATGGCTAGTAGAAATCAGGTAAATCCACCACCATTAAGGACGATATCCGACTTTAAGAGTAAGTTGACAGGTGGCGGTGCCCGTGCTAATCTGTTTGAAGTAGTCCTCACATTCCCAGATGCTGCTCAACCAGCACAGGATGTTCTTGATAAATCAAGATTTTTAGTTAAAGGGGCACGACTTCCAGCATCAAACATCGCACAGATAGAAGTACCTTTCAGAGGAAGGGTTCTTAAAATCGCAGGTGACAGAACATTCGATTCATGGACAGTCACAGTTATCAATGATACAGACTTCTCAATTAGGTCTGCATTTGAGAACTGGATGAATACAATTAACAAGTTAAATGATAACACTGGATTAGTTAATCCCGCTGCTTATCAATCTGATGCATTTGTATTCCAACTTGATCGTGATGGTCAAAGTATCAGAAAATATCGTTTCTATGATACATTCCCAACACAGGTCGGTCCTATCGAACTTTCATATGACGCTCAAGGTATTCAGGAATTTACTGTTGAACTTCAGGTTCAGTATATTGAAATTCTGAAGGGAGATAGTCCCGTATCAGGCGGTGTAGACATCAGCTAAATAAACATATAACAGAAATATTATACTATGGCAAAACTTTTCGGTTTTTCTATTGATGAAACAGAAGATAAATCAACTTCTATTGTCTCCCCTGTCCCCAAAAATAATGAGGACGGGGTTGATAATTATATAGCGAGTGGATTTTATGGTCAATATGTAGATATTGAGGGTGCATATCGTTCTGAACACGAATTAATTAAAAGATATCGAGAGATGGCTCTTCATCCAGAAGCAGATGGAGCCATTGAAGATGTTGTTAATGAAGCGATTGTGAGTGATCTATATGACTCTCCTGTTGAAGTTGAACTATCAAATTTAAATGCAAGTGATAGTATAAAGAAAAAGATTCGAGAAGAGTTCAGATATATTAAAGAATTAATGGATTTTGATAAGAAATCTCACGAAATTTTTAGAAATTGGTATATAGATGGTCGTTTATTTTATCTCAAAGTCATAGATCAAAAGAATCCACAGGAAGGACTCAAGGATTTAAGATATATTGATCCTATGAAGTTGAAGTTTGTTCGTCAAGAAAAAAAGAAAAATGGGCAGAATGATCCATATGTAAGAGTCAATAGTAAAGATGATAGTATTCCAAATCCAGAGTTTGATGAATACTACATCTATACTATGAAACCTAATTATCCAACAGGGATGATTGCACAGGCAGGTAAAGGATCAACTAAAATTGCAAAAGATTCGATTACCATGTGTACATCAGGTTTAGTAGATCGAAATAAAAATCGTGTTCTTTCATATCTTCATAAAGCAATCAAAGCACTCAATCAATTAAGAATGATTGAGGATAGTCTTGTAATTTACAGATTATCAAGAGCACCAGAGAGAAGAATATTTTATATTGATGTTGGTAATCTTCCAAAGGTAAAGGCAGAACAATATCTTCGTGAAGTCATGGCAAGATATCGTAATAAATTAACTTACGATGCAAACACTGGTGAGATTCGTGATGACAAGAAATATATGTCTATGATGGAAGATTTCTGGTTGCCTAGAAGAGAAGGTGGTCGTGGAACTGAGATATCTACATTGCCTGGCGGACAAAATTTAGGAGAACTTACAGACGTAGAATATTTCCAAAAGAAACTTTTCCGTTCCTTGAATGTTCCTGAGTCTCGCATGGCTGATAATGCAAGTTTCAGTTTAGGTCGTTCATCAGAAGTTTTAAGAGATGAACTTAAGTTTAGTAAGTTTGTAGGTAGAATGAGAAAGAGATTTAGTAATCTTTTCCATGACATACTTAAAACTCAACTCATTCTTAAAAACGTTTGCACTCCCGAAGAGTGGGAACAAATGAGTGACCATATTCAGTATGATTACTTGTATGATAATCATTTTGCTGAACTCAAAGATGCAGAATTAATGCAAGAAAGACTTGGACTTATCTCTACTGCCGATCCTTACATTGGAAAATATTACTCTATTGATTACATTCGTCGTAGAATTTTACGTCAAACAGACGATGAAATTAATGAACAGGAT